CCGCCGCACTTCTTATTGGGCGGAGTACAAGTTACTTTCCGCTTCGTCTTGCCAGTACGTGTTGAAAGCTTGCGGCCTGTAGGAGCATCAATACGATCTTTCTCAGCCAGGTAAGTCGCCGCTCTAATGGTGTCTGAAGTTGGCTGTGTCATTAGTAAGCGTCCCAACCTGCGCGAAGTGCTTCAGTCTCACCGCTCGAAATAGGTGAGAGTCCTGCCACATTCTGCCTTGGATAAGCCAACGATAAGCCCTGTTTCGCTGCCCGTAGTGAGGCAAAGCCAGCTACGAACGGGCCATCTATGAGTTCACCATCGAGATCGAACCGGGCTCGGTACAGCTTTCGGGCTTTCGTCCTATGAGGGCCGAAGATCATCAGTGGTGCTGCAGCTGATGTATCGGTGCGTTGCCCGTCAGGCCCAACAAGATATCCAATGCTGATTCCGTCGTCAAACTTGTGTGAAACACGGATGCGTAGGCCCTGTGCCTCGTATAACTCAAATGAATCGGTCTTCTGAGCGTCATCAGGCTTCTGTTTTACAGCGCCGTCGTCAGAGGGCAATTCGCCCTGTGGCTCAGCTTCTTCCTTCGGGGCAGGAGATTGTTCCTGGGAATATGCCTGATTCTGAGCCTCATAACCCATTATCTGAGACTGGAACTGCGCATCAGCAGACAACTCCAGCTGCCGGGTGACGGTCTCATTCAATTCGGTCTCGATGCTGTATTCGGTTGTGCCGAACCGCGCTGTCCTCACTTCGATCGGATTGAGGACGCCGAGCTGAATGTATTGAGCGTCGGTCTGAGCCATCTGCAGACGTAAGGCGGCCTTCTCCTGGTCCGTTTGGGTGAATACCGAGGGGAATTCGACTGTCCACGCCTCGGGATTCCTGCCACCCGTGGGGCCGTACTTGCTTAGTAAGAGGTATTGGAATATTTCAGTAATTGGGGTGCGCAGGTAGTTCTCCTGCCACTCCTCAACGATGGATGCCCATACACGCTCCTCATAGCGGCCTTCCTTACCTAATCCGCCTGGGGACTCACCCATCAAAATCGTGCTAGGCCAGCCAGTTACAGCCTGGAGGTTCTTCACAAAGGGATCCAGCGCACCAGCCAGGTTGGCGAGATTGCGGTTCAGGAATTCAACCTCCTCCTCGGTATCAATCACCAGACCGCCATACATACTGCGGCTCAGGTTGTTGGCTTCAAGCCGTTTCTTCAGATCGGCCTCGTTGCCCGCAGCAATTCGCTGGAAAAGGCCAGGAATCTTATGGGTAAAGATGTCTGAGTCCTTAGTAAGGTGCTCTAAACCGCCAAGTGCAGACTCATAGCGCTTATATGCCTCCCAGAAGGACGCCAGCACCGATTGCCCCCACCCCTTGTTGTTAGAGCGTGAATTCCANGGCAAATACAAGCCATCAAAACGTGCCACGCGGCTGTGGTGGATCTTCAGGTTGACGTAGCTTTCCTGCTGATCGGCAGTCAGCCGCTGACTTGTGGTTATTAAGTAATACTCAGGTTTGGAGTAGTCGGTGAACGTCACATCCATAGGCACCAACTCATAACGAGAAAGCGGGATGTAGTCGTTCACTGCCCTGATCCGACTCACATCGACAGGCTCCTCAGGTGGTAAACCGTCGTCAATCAGCAGAACTAGCGCTGCTCCGCCATAAAGGCGCTGCAGCTTGACTACCTCAGTCAGTTTGAAGAAAAATTGGCTGTCCTGGAGATACCGATTGAAACTNTTGATCAGCTCTGCGCTTCTCTGCGGCTCAACATCGCCAGCCAACTTGATTGTGGTCTTGTGTCTCAAGACTTCGTTGGCCACTGCATCCACATAGCGGCGCGGTAGGCCGTATGAATACAAGCGTTCGAGCGATGTCTGATCCAGTAATGAAGGATTGCCAACTCGGGTATAGGCAGATTGATCCTTCGATGTACCCAGCCCAGTTATTACATTGACAAGAGAACCGTCAGAACGGGCCTCAGGAGCATCACTACGCAGCCCAGTCTGGACTCCTTCGGAAATTTTTGACACGATCTCTCGAAACATCTACACCAATCTAGTGAACATTTGCATGTATGTAGATGTTTTGAGTAATCGTATAGGAGTTTTGAGTAATCGTGGAGGAGTTTTAAAGGATCGTGGAGAAGTTTTGAGGGTATGGAAGGGAGTTTTAAAGAGTTAGATATATGTTTTTAAATATTATGTAGAAACGTCGCCTNTCCCGTTCATGAATGGCCTCCGCTCTATCCTGTTTAGGAGGGCTGAGCGGGGTTCAGACGGAGAGAGGGCTGACTGCTCCTCCTCACCCTCCCAGACTTTTAAACAACTTGCTCGATGAAACGACCGTCCTCGATGTCACCCTCGGCATTCGTAGAGCTCCTGCAAGAACANCCCAATTGGCGCTCCGCTCTGCTGGCCAGCGCTAAGTGGTACAAGGATTACACCGAACAAGAGCTGCTCTGGATTGAATGCCAGCTCAGATGTTATTAAAAAATCCGCCGAGGTTCGGAGCCTCGGGGATCAAGCTGCAAGCAAACGCCAATGCCATCACGCAATCGTCGTGGTGACCTGGGGCAGCTTCCCGTGAGCCGTTGTCTAATTGGCGGAATGCCTTCAGCTCGTCGCCGATGATCCCTGGCGGGAAGCTCAGTTGGCCGTTCTCGGAGAGGAACAACACTCGGTCTGTGGCTGTGACCTTTGAGAGGCGCGACGTGTTGAACGTCTCGATGCTGTACTTCGGCACGATCTTCTGGAGTGCCTCGGCCACCACCTGGCCCATAGCTTGCTTCTCGACGATGATCCGGCGCGGGCAAAAACCCTCGATCACTTCTTTGATGTGCTTCAGGCTGTATTCCGTGCTCTTGTAGCTCTCCCGGTACATGTGGACGACCTTGGTGTCCTCTGGGTCAGTGATGTCCATCACCATCGCCACGAAATAGTCGCTGCCACCTGCGTTGGGGTCAATGCCGATCACATAGTCGCGACCGATCTCACCGCACTCCATCCACTTGCTGGTGGAACACCTATTGACCAATTCAATTGGGTAGATCTGAGCGTCGGTTGCGCCAAACTGCAGCTCATACTCGCAATTCCACGCCTGGTGGCTCATCTTGCGTGATTCGCGGGTGCGCCTGGCCCAATCAGGGTCTGCGCCATAGACCGGGTGCGCTGAATAGTGGATCTGACGCTTGTTCCACTCACCTGCAGTGCTATTCCACAAACGGCCATACCAATCGGCCTGGGTGTTAGGCGTCGAAACCACGATAACTTTGGCGTCATCTCCCACCATCGACAATGTGGGCATCGCTGCGCTGTAAATNTCCTCCGCTCCATCCAGAAATGCCGCCTCGTCCATCAGCAACGCTGAACAACTGGGGATGCCTCGGGCTGCTCGGGCTGTAGCAGGTAGGAAATACAACGTGCCTCGACCTACAAAGCTCAGCTGTGTGTTGCTATCAGTCAGGAATTTGACCGTCTCTCCCTTGAGGCTGTTCACCATGGCTCGTACACGGCGACCTAGCTCCGCTGAGTCAACCTGCGTCTTGCTGAAAATTACGGCGGCGAATCCGCGCTCGGTGAGTGCTCGGCATAACAGGTAGGAGCAGATCGTCTCGCTGATTCCCGTCTGGCGTGACTTCAGAACAATCGTGTTCGGGTGATCGTTGATTGACTTGATCAGCTCTTTTTGATATTCATACGGCTCAAATGGCATCACAGTGCCAGAGGTGCGGATAAACGTCTGCCGTGCAAACGCTGGCCAGTCCTCCACACCCGGCAATTTGGTGAATTTCTTGCCGGTGTCGTAGACGTTGGCCCGTGATTTGCGCTTGTCCAGCAGCTCCTGCAGCTTGTCTGCCCTGCGTCGAAGCGAAGCAATGCTGGCTGTCATCCGGCCTCTTCATCCTCAGAAGAACCCGCATAAGTCAGCAGCAGTGCATCGTCGATCAGGTCTGGATCGCTCCCGTCTGGGACGCCAGCCACAACTTTTAGCTGCGTCTCTAGGCCGCTGATCTGACGTTCCAACACCTTCCGCTCCTGATATGCAGTCGTGGAGCTCATCAGTGTGCGGCAAGCTTGTATCCGGTCGGCGGCACGGGCGTCGGGGTCGGCCATGATCGTGGTGAGCACAGTCAAAGCGTCAGGCAGGAACGTCGTCGTCTGCGCTGCTACCTCGTCCATACGCTCGCTCTGCATTCGTGTGATCTCGGCCTGCACCTGGGGCCGCTGACGCCAGCGATAAAGGGTGCGTTCAGTAATACCGAGCTCGCGTGAGACCGCAGCACAGGATTTGCCGCGACTTAATAAGAACGCCGCAAGACGATGCTTTTCCTGTACTGCGTGATTCGTTTGACCGAAAAAAGTCTGGACACAGCACTCACCAGTTCAGAAATATGGGACAGAATCGTTAGTCATAGTCTTGATTGTGATTGGATTGAATAATGTTGTGCTTAAGAGATGTACGTGCCTTTACGGATCAGCTTCCAACCTGCTGGAAGCTCCAAATCCTGGGCTGCAGGGTTGAACCTGAACATCTCGTCGTCGTCGGTGTCGTTAAGCCAGGTCTCCAGAGCTGCTTCCAGATCTGGCTCATAGCCGTGATCCACCTGCTTGATCTCCCGATCAAGAGCCTCGGCAACATCCTGAGGCAGGGAATCGACCCGGAAAACATTGCCATGAACGCAGCGACCCCATCGGGTCTCATAAGT